AAAAGCAGAACCTGAACTTCTTGATGAATTAGGTATTGTATTGCGGCTTGAAACTGCAATGGACAATTACAAACTAAAAATGGGTTTAGTAGGTCAAGAACTTACGGCATTCCAAAGAACACAAGCGGTAGCAAATGAAGTTTTAACGCAAGCAAATACTAAGTTTGGACTTCTTGAAAAGAATCTTGACCCCGGAACCTTTGCACTCAATCAATTTATAAACAGTTTTGATGAATTAATTAATTCCTTTAGAGTTGGAGTAATTGATACTTTGCGTCCTGTTTTTGTATTTTTGTCCAAAAATACAACAGCTCTTACAGCAGCTCTTACTCTTTTTGCTCTTCCAGTTGTAAAGTCAATTATTCCAAATCTACAAGATTGGAGAAAAAACGCGCAAGCTACATATAAGGATCAAACTGAATCACTTCAAAATTTAAATAAAGTACAAAGTCAATATGTATTAGATTTAGAAAGGCTAAGTATTAAAGAAAAAGATCGAGCAAAAGCAGCAACTGAGCTTGCAGAGGCTACAAAAAAGGGAGGAAAGGCGGACACTTCTAGAGAAGGCGGCTTAGCTTTTTTACAAGGAAAAGAGTCTGCCCAAACAGAAAAAGGCAGAAAAGCTGCTGAACAAATATTACTTACAGCAGAAAAACAACTAGAAGATAGCACAAAAAGACGCACAGGTGCATTGGAGCATATGAATGCAGAGCAAGTCGCTGATGCAAGAAAATCTTACGCTATACGTGCAGGGCTGCTTAAAGGACAAGAAGTAAGAGAAATAACAATGTATGAAAAAGTTGGCCGAAAAAGTCAAATTTTTTATCTATCAGTTCAAAAAATGGCAACTAAAACAGCACGGGTAGTCTCTGCTGCTTCTATTGCTATGTCAAAAGCTCTTAATTTTGCAATGATGGCTACGGGTATTATAGGTATAATTAGCCTTTTAGGTTCACTGGCTTTCGCGGCAAAAGACTTTTTATTCCCTATCTCAGAGGAACGACGTAGACTTGAGGAAGATATAGAAGCAACAGTTGATAAGGTATCTACTCTTAACGATGAATTGGCTAGAATGGTAAATGCTTTAAAAACTCCTGGAATGGCTTTAGGACAAAGTGTATCTTTACTTGGAAAAGCTGTAACTTCTATGGATTTATCTACTAACTTGCCTCAAATGATGCAGTTAAAAGAAAGAATGGAAAAGGCAGGCATGCCTACAGATGAGCTTTCAAATAAAATAAATGAATTAGTGTTAAATGCTTATGAACTAGACGAGACATTAGGACTGTTAGCAATAAGTTTCATAAAAGGAGGAGACGGCGCACTAGGTTTTATGTCTCAACGAGCCGAGGAACTTAGATCGGCCGGAGCAGCAGAAGATAGTTTAGCCGAAGCTATGCAAAGAAGGCGACAAATACAAGAGGGTATGCGAGCAAAAGAAGTATCTGCAGTATCTGAGCTTAAACGGGCAATTGTAGAAGAAGCAAAATTATCTCAAGAAGCGTTTGAGGCTAAAGCAAAACGAGACTTAGCAAATGATGAACTCATGAGAGAGTCCATGGCTGAGGAAGCTGCAGCACAAGAAGCATTGAATGAGTTAAAAAGAACAGCTGCGGAAATTCCTTTGAGAGTTAGTGATCAAGAGATGCAAGCAGCAGAGGACAGAGTGGAACTTGCTACCGATGAAAGACTAGCAAGAGCAGCCGCAGCGGGAGAAACTGCACGAGAGCTTACTGCGTTGCATGAACAAAATCAGCTTAGACAAAAGCTGGCTCAAATCATGGTAGACGCAGAAGCTTCAGTGAAGAAAGATAGAGACGACGCGTTAAAATTAGAAAAAGAATCGTTTGACCTTAAAAATGCAGGAGTAAATGCAGCAGGAAAAAATGCAAATTTACTTTCTACCGAAAAAAGACTACGATCTCAAATTTTAAATCAACAATCAGATCTTACTGAGGCAGAAGCTTACCTGCAAGGATTGCAGCAAAACGAGAATAGCCTTACAGAAGGAGAGTTAGAAAATCAACAGGCTGTAGTTAAGGCTCTTGAAAACAAACTTGGTTTATCTAGACAAGAATTGAAGATTTTATTACAAAAAACTCCTTATCAGAAAGAGTTAAACACTTTACAAGAATCACAGACAGTATTAAATAATAAAGCAAAATTATTGTCTATGGAGAAATCATTAAATACTGAACTTGATAGAGAAAGACAACTTCGTCAGCAAATTTTTGATATAGAAATACAACAACAAAAAGATGCGATTAATTTAGAAGCACAGAGACGGGGTACTGCTAATCCATTTTTTGACGAAGAACAATTTAAAAGGCGAGAGTTGCTTCAATTAGAAAAAGATAATCTTGTAGCAAACCAAAATAGAATAAATGAAGATTATGCACTAAAAGTAAAACAAATTAACTTAGAGTATGATCTTCTTGATGCGAAAAAAGAACAAAGCGCATTAGAGTTAGAAGTATTAGCAAACGCTGTTCGCCAGAGAAAAGGTAAAAATATTGATGGAAGTGAAGACGATGCGGAAATTAAAGCATTAACAGACATGGCAGAAAGGTTTAGAGGAATTAATTATGCTCCGGCCAAAGAAGCAGCACTAGCATTAGCAAAAGCAACTAAAGATGCCGAAGAAACAAAACTTGAAGGCATTGTAGAAGGTATGGAGCTTGCAATAGAAGCAGCAGAAGGCTTTAACATGGTTCTTGGCGATGCAGCTGATGCTTTCAGAGGAGGACTGAGCGATGCCATTGGTGCAACTTTAGATGTTATTACTGGAAAAACAAGTAGTTTAAAAGACGCTTTAGCAGGTATTGCTTCAAGTGTCATAGGGCAAATACAACAATCGTTTATTGATAATATGATTGTTCGTCCTATTATGGAAAACTTTGGAGGACAAGACGAACCTTTTGATTCTAAAAAAGCACAAACAAATATTAAACAAGGTCACGTTGACGGCGCAGGTGAAGTCAAAACTGCAATTACAACTGCAGGAGATGAATTAAAAAGAAAAATAGAAGAAGGCGGAACTGCTGCAGCTCAAGCAATGCAACAGTCTGGCTGTATAAATCTGTGTAAGAGTGAATCTCCTGATCCTTCGCATCCTGATCCTATGACAACTGCAGGAGGAGAATTGCCTGCCAGTGTAACAGATCCTGCCGCTCCTCTGAATACTCCAGGTGCAGGTGTACTACAAGAAATTACAGTTCCAGAAAGAGAAAAGAAAACAGATGCAGACGGTAATATTATAGGAGAGGATGGTAATAGTGAAAAAGGAGGCTTTACCAAAGCTCTAGACGGCGTAAAAGGAGCTTTAACTGAAAATATTGGAGCTACAGGCATGCTGATAGGTACTTTGTTCGGAAATACAAAAATCGGACAAAAGATACAAAAAATCAGTGCAGCATTGCTTGCTATTGATATGGTTATGAAAATACTGGCAAAACTAGGATTAGTTTCAGAGAAAGCAAATACTACTGCTCTTATTGCACTTACTGCAGCAACAATTAAAGCTGCAGCTACTAATATTATTCCTGGGACAGGTCGAACTGGTATATACCCCCCTATGGGGTATGCTATGGGAGGAATTGCAAAAGGAACCGAAAGAGGGTACCCTGCAATTTTACATGGAACAGAAGCAGTAGTTCCTCTGCCTAATGGAAAAGAAATTCCTGTTGCTATGAAAGGGCCATCAATGGGCGGCCAACAAAATAATGTAACTGTAAATGTTTCTGTTGATAACGAAGGCAAAGCGCGTTCAGATACCCAATCTGATTCTCAAGATGCTGCACAACTTGGCAATGCGGTAGCACTAGCAGTTCAAAAAGAATTGCAAAATCAAAAACGATCGGGCGGAATACTTAGTCCGCATGGAGTAGCATAATGGCAAGTAGAGCTTTTAGTTTTTCAATTCCTAAGCCAAATGATAGTTTTTCTATAGGAACTCCTCAAAAGGATATGTTTACCGATCTTACTGCAAAGTATGGCACTGCTACTTCTGGAGGAGGCGAAACAGTTACTGATATTATTGAGTATAATTTTGGAACAGGAGCAGCAACAAGTGTAGAAATAAAATTTGACAGAGGATTCGCAAGACAAACTCAACATAGGGCATTAATAGCAAATTTTGGAGACGGCTATGAGCAAAGAGTTCGAGACGGAATAAATCCAAAAGTAGAATCTTTTAACATGAATCTTGCAAATAGACGTTGGGAAGAAATAGCACTTATTTCTTCTTTTATTGATTCAACGTCCCCAAGTCATTTTAATATTACTCTTGAACTTGAAACAATAAAAGTTGTTTGTAATGCCTATAATGTAAATATAGGACATGACGCAGTACAGTCAATAAGTATGCAACTAAAACGAGTTTACTAATGTCAGATGTAATTGCAAAAGAAGTACAAGACTTGGAAATGGCTCCACAAGAGGCTTTTGTAACTTTATATGAAATAGAAGTAATAGAAGATACTGATTCTACGGGACAATCTAGAACTTTATATTTTCATGCTGAAAATACAGAAGAAGATATAAAATTTAATAATGGAGACACAGGAAGTCAGCCAAAAATATATACTGCTTTTCCAATGATAATGCAAGGAGTAGAGAGTAGAGGCGATGGCGCTTCGAATCGTCCAACAGTTACTATTCCGAACGTAGAGAGTATACTCAGATCTGGTTCTGCATTTGATACAGAAAGTTACCCTTGGGATGCAGAAAATGCTTATATTACAGGGGATGTTGTTACTTATGATGGAAAACAATATGTTCGTGAGCTAGTAACAACTCCTACTGTAAATTCTACTCTTCCTAGTGCAAATCAAACTGCAAATGGAAATGGAGTATGGGTGCTTGCAACAGCAAGCGATCTTGATGGAAAAAATGAATTAGTTTTAGAAGATTTAATAGGAAAAAGAGTTACAAGACGACAAACACTTTCAAAGTATGTACAAGTAGGTTCTGCTACTGCTCCTTCAAATCATTTTCAATTTCCCAAATCAATATATGTAATTGACAGAATTTCTGCAAAAAATCCTATTTCAATTACTTTTGAATTATCAAGTCCCTTTGATTTACAAAATGTTAAACTTCCAAATAGAGTTGTAACTTCTCAATATTGTCCTTGGGTATATAAAGGGTGGAAAGAGTCAAATACAGATGTAAAAAGTGCATGCTATTGGAAAGGAACAGTTCGTGATACTTTTACAGAAACAGGAGGCACAGTACAATTAGCGGAATCTCCTATAATGTATTTTTATACTATAGATGATGAACCTTTAATTTTACATGATCTTGGTACATATACTAATGCAAACACAGTGCAGGATGGCACTGTATCTAGTTTAATTTTTACTACTGCACATCCTTCGGGAGGACGAAACTATGGAATAAATGGTATAGCATATGTTCCTAGTGGAGTTGCTGGTGTTCCAGATATGTTTTTTCAGTCTTTGCAAAGTGGAAATACTCAAACTCCAAGCGAATCAAGTAATCAGTGGAGAGTTGTAAGAGTTTATACAATATGGCATGAAAATGAAACATATAATCCTTATATTCCTGATTCTCGCAGAAGTGACTATGTTTATGATAAGGGCATAGTGTATAAGTGCTTAAAAACAAATACAAATAAAGTCCCGGGAGACAATCCTAATTTTTGGGTACAAGCAGATGTTTGTGGCAAATTATTATCATCCTGCAAAAGACGATATCAAGTAAAGGGAGCAAAAAGATTTACTCTCTCAGACGGTAATAGAGGCCCAGATAATGTATACAATCATAGACCTAACATTCCTTTATCAAGAAAAGATAGAGGAAGTCTTAGTGGATCTTCTGTACAAGTATCGTCATATAACGGCACTGCAAGATTTCATGGTCTGCCCAAAAATGAATTTGATAATAGTATTTCTTTACCTTTTGGAGGGTTTCCCGGAACTAGAAGATTAAGATGATTCAAGACTTTTTACACTTAATTGAACAACATTTTTTTAGAGAGTACCCAAAAGAAGGCTGCGGCCTTTTAGGAGTAAAACAAGGAAAAGGACACTGGCTTCCTTGCGAAAATATAGCAGAAGTAAATGAAAATTTTATAATGAACTCTGCTGAGTATTTAAAATATAAAAGAACATATGATATTGTAGGAGTAGTACACAGTCATCCAGATGAAAGCTCTGAACCAAGCACTCCAGATATTAATCAGTGTAATTCACTAGGTATACCTTACTATATTTTTTCTTACCCAGAAATGGATTTAACTATTGTTAAACCAGAAAAAGATCTAACAGAATTATACGGTAGAGAGTATAAATTTGGTGTAACAGACTGTTTCGAAGCAGTAAGAGATTACTATCTATCTAAAGATATGTATATTCCAAATAGAATTCTTTGGGAAAAAGAATGGTATAATAAAAATACTGGTCTCGATTACTTTTGCCCTGAAATAGTAAAACAGTGGGGAGGAGAAGAAATCGATTTAAATGATTTACAAGAAAATGATCTTATAACTTTTCGTTTTGAGTCAAATGTAGCAAATCATTGCGGAATATTTTTAGGTAATGATATATTCTATCATCATGCTGTCAATCGTTTATCTGGCAGAGAAAATTTGTATCCTTTTTGGGTTAAATTTATAGATAAGGCGTATAGATATGTTGCGTAATGTATACTTTGAAGGAGATATGGGGGATAGATTTCTTCCCCGCTTACAAATTGATTGTGAGACTCCTGCAGACGTATTTAGATGTATGGATGCAAACTTTCCAGACTTTAAACAGTACTTAATTCAAAAACACGAAGAAGATACAAGATTTGATATACAAGTAGGAAATGATTATTTGGAATACCCTGAAGAGTGTTTAATGGAAATCGGAGATCAAGATATAATTATCACTCCGGTTCCTGCTGGGTCAGGCAAAAGTTTTGGAAAAATTTTAGCTGCAATAGCAATTGTAATTATAACAGTAAAAACTTTTGGTACTGGGGGTACTTTTATGGCTAAACTAACAAGTGCTGCAGGAACTTTCGGTGGTAAAGTAGGATTGGCTGTAGCAGGATCACTTGCCATGACAGGCTTAGCAGAGATGATGGCACCGGATCCTTCTGTAGACGCAGATATGGAAATGGATCAGTCTTACTTATTTGATGGAAATCAAGATGCAGTAACATTGGGAAATCCTGTACCTCTTGTATATGGAAAAATGAGAGTTCCTGGCCAGCCCATAAGTTTTGAAGTACAAGGACACACAACAATGGGAGGAGCAATAGCATTAGCCGGGGGAGAAACATCAACCAGAAAAACCTCCTCTTATTTTGAAGCACACACAGAAAAAGAAGTGACTATATTAGACACTTGAGGAAATAAAATGTCCGTTCCAAATATACCCCCAGAACTAGTACAGACAATGGCTTCAAATGCCATGAAGAATGCAGGCTCAACAGAGCAAATAGTCTCTGTAACTGATCTTATTTCTGAAGGGCCTATTGGTGGTCTGGTAACTGGTGGTGGCAGTATTTTTCTAAATGACGATCCCGTCTTTGATGATAGCGAAGTTGGATATCAGTCAACTCAAGGCTTATCTATTAGTCATACTACCAGCGGATCTACTGCGATTGAAATAAATAATTATACTGAAGATGAGTTTGATTATGAACCAGAACCCTTCTCTTCAGGAGTGCGATATTTATTGATACATGATCTGCAAATTTATAATACTGGTATAACTTTTAACGAAGCAGATAGCGCTACAACTGATACTAATGCTCAAACAGGATTTACTTTAGCATTAAATGGAAACTTTGCTAATCTTACTGATACAATGGTATCTAGTGAGACTGATCTACAGCTTAATAATTTTACAAATGGAGATGCTATAGCTTTTGTCTATAGTCCGTCAGAAGATAGGTTTATAGAGGGTATGATTATGGCCCTCAACTGGACAGGAGCAGATGGAAGCTCTAAAACAAAAGAAAATGCTTTAAGAATAAGTTTAAGCACAAAAGATATAGAAAATGCTGACTGGTTAAGAACTTCTACTGATTCTTTTATAGTTAAAATATCACAACTAATCCAAGTTTCAAGTATTTCTGGAAATACTATAAATATTGCTCAGCCTAATGATACTTTAGACACTTTTACAAATAAAAGTTTTGCAATTTCAGAGCCTATTTATACAAACACATTTACTGGGACTAGATCAGAACAACAAAGAAAAATTCCTTCTTCCGGCTTTCAATTTCGACCAGGCACAGTAGATCAAAAACCTATACAAAATTTAACAGGCGATGCAGGAGTTAATTCTCTTGCACTACCTGTTGCAAACGTGAGAGAATTAAAAACTGGAAATCCGCAGTCAATTATATATACAGGTAGCGCTGCTGCAGAAATTGATAAAGTAAGACTTGTTTTTAAGTACCCTAGCGGCCTTTACAATTTAAATAAAGAGAGTGGTGATAAAGGGTCTGCCGGTGCAGGATATGCAATACGGCTACTTACGCAAAATGCAGACGAAACTACTTTTACTGATAGAGGGTTTTTAGAAGGGAACACACAAGTAAGTCAAGAACTGAGAAATCAGTTTACTACTAGTCTTCAAGGGGGCACTCTTCAAGTTGGCAGCCCAAGTCCTTTATTGAGTGGTACAGATATACAGAATGGTATGCAGGTACAATTTCATCCAGGAGTTACAGGAGATTGTTTAGAAGTAGGTACAATGGTCTTTTCCCATGCAGGAAAATATCTTAGTGGAGTAAGTTTTACTCATAGTATAGATTTAAGCCCTTTTCAGCCTTACACAGGATTTAAGTTAGTAATAGTTAGAGTCACTCATAGCGAAAGTAGTACAGATGATGGAGCAGGAAGAGCACATAATGCAAATCTTGGCTTTAGACATGACAATAATGACTTTCAAGGAATTCACGCTGGAGGAATTCAAAGTGCTATAGGAGTAATTACTGATAAAGTTCACTATCCTTATAGTGCATTAGCTAATGTAACCTTTAATACTCGACAGTTTA